AGATCACGAACGGCGTTCATTGCGCCCTTCGTGTTCAACTTGATTGTCTGCGCCCTGGTCTTAAGCGTTAGAGACTTATTGAGTTGCTTAACCGCCGTGTTGACTCGGCTTAATTGCTGCTCAAGCTGGTTGAGTTGGGCCTTACCCTTTACGCCAATCTGGATATCAGCTGCGTAAGACGCCACTCACCGACCGGCTAACTCAGTTAAGTCTACCTAGATCAGCGGCTGCGGCCTCTGCGTGCTCTTTGCATCGCCGCCTCCTCTTCCTGGTTGATCACAGCAAAGTAAGCCGACCAGCCCAGCAACTCCTCAAGGGTGATTCGCTCGTGTAGTTCCTGCACGGTGTAGCCAAGCTCTTTAGCTACACCGAAGCTGAGCATCAGAAAATTATCCTTCTTTAGCGCTTCCTCTAGTGCTTTTCATGTCAGTCTCCTCCTCATCATCTGGTGAGATGACTGCCAACATCAAACTCTGTAAGTCCTCGTCTCTGACTTCGTTTTTCAGGCCCGCCAGGTCACCGGGTCCGAATAACCTCTGGCCATTCGAGTCCGTGGCTTTCTGCACCAGCAGCTGCAAGGCAAACTGGTTGACGTCTTCTGACTTGGCATCTTTCTGCGCTCTCTCGCGCTGAGCCATGGTCAGTGGCGTTGCGTAGAACTCAAAAACCTCGCCATTGGCCAGAGTCACTTCGCGCTTTTTTGCCTTGAGATTCGCTGCTTTGCGAAGACGGTCTAAGGCGGAAGCCATAAAAAATTACTTGTTTAAGTAAATCCTACTGAATTAAGTAAAGCCCCGCCACTTCGACGGGGCCTGTTTACTCAGAGCTTGAACTCTGTGGGTTGACCTTGCAGTGCAAAGTTCACTGTGGCTGTTGTCACCTCATCGGGGCTGACATCAAAGCTGAAACCAAGAATGGTCACGGGTGCTTCGATGTACCCAGATTTGGTGTTGTCGATTGCGCCTGAGGTGCAAACCGTGTTGATATACAGCCGAATCTGCGCACCGGTCTGGTCTTTCTTCAGAGCGGAATTGAGCAGCCTGGATGAAATGGTGGTTTGACTGGTGTCAAACTGCACCTCAATAGTTCCAGTGCCGTCAATGTATCCGGGTTGATAAGTCTTGAATGGTGCAAGACCATCATTGGACGCGCAGGGATTGCAAGAAAGAGACGTCGTCTCAATCTGCTCTCTGTCCAGACTCAGCGAGAATGAAGTGACGTTGCAGACAGTCGAAAACTCACTCAACTTCATGTTGATGTGAGCCGGTGGGGCGCTGTCTGCTGACCCGGTGCCGCCGTCACCTGAGAGGGGCACATCAGTGCCAATTGCCGATGACAATTCAACTGTGACCGTGGTGGTCGTAGTTGCAACGATGGTGTAATCAGTGCCGGTAGACAAGCCGGTGTCGAGATTGCCGCCGTCCTCTTCGGTGAATTGGACAACATCTCCGTTGAGAAAACCATTCCCCTCGGGGACAGTAATCGTCGCTTTGCTGCCGGCAGGAAAATCACTGTAATCCTTGAGGCAGACTGAAGTTCCGGCAGGCGTGATGGCAACGCTGCCGCTAGACCCGGTTAAAACCGAGTTCCCACAAGCTACGGGCATTGGGAGTAATTACGAAGGACGTTCGGGCGTCGTTCGGGCGTCAGTGAGTCACGGACTCAACTGAGTTAAGTGTATCGGGCTGACACGGCTACGCTCAGCCTCACCATATAAAAAGGCGTATCGGCCAAAGCAAAGAATGCCGGTCCTGTCATGTCGCCAACCCAGCCGACAGCGCCTGTGGCCTCATAACCGTCACAGCTATTGAGGTCGTTCAGCGCTTTCATCACTGGTGTGATCATCTCTTGCGCTCTTGCAGGTCCAGAGTTCTTAGACGTAAAACATTCGACGACTAAGGACCCTCGGAGATCTTCGTTATTGCCTGTCAACACTCGCGCCGTTGTTTCTCCGAATTGGAAGTTGATCGTGGCGTACTCTTCGCCCGCGTCGGGGACCGTAAATGCTTGGTTGTCGACATACGCCGGCACCGTTGGAGTCAACGCTTTAAGCGCATTGATCACGGGCACCTCAAAGACTGCCCTAACAGCTTGAAAACTCATGAGTACCTCCTAAACACATTGGTTAATTCACGCTGAATCGTTCGCCCCATCTTTGCGTTGCGGTAAGTGTCATACCAGTTTTTTGGGGCCGTCTTGTTGGGTGCGTTGCCTTGCTGTCTACCGGTAGGCGTCGGAAGAACGTCCATCGCGTAAAGCCGGTAGTTAGCTCTGTTGCCGATCGTGTAACCCGCAAGGTTTGGTGATTCGGGGACAAAGGTCGGTGAAGGATTACTAGGTCGTGCAATCCTCCTTTTATTAGTGGACGGGTCCGAGATGTTGGCTTTTACTGCTTTGCGACCGGGTTGCACAACCCACAGCGACTCAAAGAACCCCGTGTAATAAGGCCCCTCTTTTTTCAGCTCATCGGTCACTGTTTCAGCGATCAGCTCCAGGCTTTCCTGAAGTATTTCGCGAAAGTCAGGCACAAGCTCTGTGATTGGCTTCATTGCGGCCTCACGATCACTTCAAAGCTGATCGGGTCGTCACCGCGGTAGGTCACAACGTCAACCACTTTGCAGTTCTTGTCGCCGCTCGGAAAAGGAACAACGAACCGGTCAGCAGTGGTGATGTAGCCGTCATCAACCTGGCCCGGGTCGATGATCAGCTTGAAGTCGCTCTGCTGAAAGACCCCCTCATACTCTTGCGGCTCAAGTTCCAACATCACCGCTTTGACTTCGTAGGTCTTTTCGGTGTTTGTGATCTGGCCTGTGACCGGGTCGTAGACGCCTGGATCATTGACGCGAATGTATTTGCAGCTGCTCCCCCACTCGGCAACCATCGGGCCGGCTAGTGGGCCAAAGACATCGTCAGCCTTACTCACGAGCGCACCCTCAACATCAGGCCAACTCCGCCGCTAATACCAGCAAGCCAGCAGCCAATCAGTCCTTTGATCCAGGGGAAAGCGGTGATCACCGCCGGATCGTTGCAGTTGTCGCAGCTGGTGACGCTGGTGCCGCTGTACTGGTCGTACTCAATTTCGAGTGACCCCAATTTTTGACGCTTGACGTACGTCCCAGCAGCTGCGCCGCCTCCACCAATAATTGCGTTGGGATTCAGCTTGGCTTGCCAGGCCAGTTCAACTTCAGTTGTTTGAATGTTGTAGGGGATCGCCGTACATGCGGCGGCCACTCCATCACAACTGGCGTCTTTACGAGGCCACTTCAACCTTTGCGTTGTTTTGCAGCGCTCGCCCGCATAGGAAAGAGTTTCAAGCCAGCCGGTGGCGACGATCAGATTGATGGTCTTCTCATCATTTGTAAGCTTCGCCCACTCGTCGCCCCAAGGCCGTGTGTCGGCATAGGTGTCGGCAAAGGTCAGGCTGCAGTAGCTGTTGCTCGCTGTCCCTGAAAGGGTGTCGTCAAGTGTGGCCATCAGATTGGAACAGTTAGAACTTCATAGCCCTGGTGTCTCAAAACAGTTCGGAGCTGGTTTGCTTCCTCCTCGTTTTGGCAATCAACAACTGGTTTGAAGTCAGACGGAATCAAAGACTCCGGCAACTCGGCATGTGGTTGAACGTATAGGCGAACCATCCCAACCATCAGCCAACAAAGCAGCTAGAACGATTCTACTCAGCCAGAAAAAAGGGGCCTCCCGGTGAAGCCCCCGCAAACGCACTTTCCTCCCACTCAACGTAGTTGAGTTAGACGTTGGCCGCCAGAGGTGAGTTGACGATCAGCTTGGCCACAGGAATCAGCTTCGTGCCGTCTCCTGCATTGCCGGTGCCGGTTGCGCCATAGACGCACTTCCAGTTGCCGCCGGTTTCAAGAGCGGTGTTCAGAGGGTTATCTGAAGCATCGGTCCAAGAAGTACCGAACACATGGAAGCCATAATCATGCGTCCAAGAAAGTACATCTTGCTTGCTCAAAATGTTGCGGTCGGCTTCCGTGAAAAAGTCGCGCTGAACACCTTCAGCCACAGATCCTTGGCCATAAAGGAAACAAGGATACTGATCCGCGCCGCCGGCATTGATGGTCGGCTTGAGCAAGTCGTCAATGACGACTCTCATTCCCATGAAGTAAGAAACTTCAGTGGATTGCAACGCAATTCCTCCACCACCCCAGGTGATGTTGCCACCAGTGGACAACGCTGAGGTTGAGAAGGTCAGCGCACCGATTTGCCGCAAGTAA